CCATCTTCTGGTAAAAATTCTTTTGGTGGAGGAGTCCAACCCCATTGTTTCCACCAATTTACCAAAACTTCTTCATAATCAGAAGGATTTAATTCTATTATATTAAATTCCATTCTATGCAAAGATACTAATTTTTACGGATAGCTTTTCATTACTTCTGACTCTATAGCAAAGAGTTCAGTGGCTGTAGTGTTTTCATTTGTTAATGTAAATGTGAGTTGATGTCCTAACATTCCATGAGTTTCTGCCTCCATATTTTTGATATATAATATGTAGGGTTGAGATTCACTTATAGTTGTACTTCCAGTTACATTAGTATTTACAAAGATTCTATTTATACCACTCACCAAATTAACTTCTATGTTGGTTATTGTTCCACTAAAACTAACAGTAGTATAAGCTCCTTCAGAAAAATAAATATAATCACCAATACTTACCATACTACCGATTGAAACTAGAGGTGATACCGAAAAATTTAAAGTTAATACATTGTTGCTTTGTGACCATGTAGAAACCTTACCAATACCGTTAGCTGACCTTAAAGCGTACTCATCTGCTGCAGCTGGAATTGTTCCTGTCTTTCTTAAATATGCAAAATATGCTCCTTCTTTTTTCTCAAACCATGTAGAATCAATAAACCCGTCATTTTGTATATCGGTTTGCAGAGTAGCTGACCAAGGAGAATCAGACTCTAAATTCAATGTTTTAAACACTTTGTTCTCAAGAGGGTTTTGATTAAAAACACTTGTTATTTGAGAATTATATTGCTGTCCATAATAGTTGTTTCTTTCTTCATTTGTGTTATGTTTATATAAATTCCCGCCATTAAAACTATATAAATAGTTATTCATACCTACCATCATATCAGGTACATAAGAATAAAAAGATGGCCACCCTTGAACGCTTTCGCTGTATGTTAAAGTGTATTCTATCTGAACAGGAGATGGAACAGGTGGAACTACACTAGGAACAGGAGATGGAACAGGAGTTGGTGTTGGAGGTATAGGAGATGGCCCTGTACATGTTGTAGAGTTAAATATAAAATTATTTTCCCCACCCATGTAACCATGATAGTAACACTCGTAACTAACTACAAAAGGCCCACCTAAAACATTTACAGTTACATCTCCAAAATAATATGTGTAAGGATTTCCATCTAAACCATTTTTAATTCCTACAGAAGATGTTCCACTATATGTCAAAACATTAGTTAGGTTAAAGTTTTGAAATGCTATTGGGTGTGCAGCAGAAATATTTTTTAAAACATAAGTTCCTACAGTTACACCGTATGTCCCATAGTTTGCACCAAAAACAAATTTATTTCCACCGTTTATATTTTGTATTGTAACTTCATCACTTCCTGTTAAACAATATTGAGGAACAGGTTGACTTGGCGGGGTCGGAGGTGTAGGTGGCGTTGGTGTAACTGGTCCTGGAGATGGTGCTGGAGATGGTGCTGGATTAACTGTACCACAAGCAGTATTACAAGATGTAGTTAGGTTATCAGTTTGACCTGAGGGAGAGTTTCTTCTAATACCTCCGTTTGGCCCTGTTATATCAATACAAGGTGCTGATATTTCACCTTCAAGTAAAACAATACTTTGCTTTGTTCCATCACAACAAGTTATAGTCCAATTACATTCTCCACCAATTGCCCCTATAGGACACGACAAGCTGTAAATTACACAAGACATATATTTATTTTAATATACAAATTTACAAATTTAAAAGTTATGTTTAATTTTTAATCCATTCACGTACTAGATTATAAAAAGGCGTGTGAGGGTAGCTTGTAATATCATGATTTGGAAATGTAGCTTTGTTAAATACTTTGTCGACACTGTAATGAACAAAGTAATGATTGCTATGATTATATTGATTATGAGAGGGTATGTAAGTGTTGTCTTGACTAATCATTTTTATTCTATTATTATGACAGGCAATAGAAAACGCTGTCATACACGACCACCACTTCCACATTGGGTCGCAATCTGATTCAATTATTTTTTCAGAAATATTTATTACATCATCTATTATAGCTTTTAATGTTTTGTTTTTAATAAATATAGGAATAAAGCCTCCATTCATATAGCCTTCTTCATTATGATGAAGATAGGGTTGAATTTTATAATAATTTTTTTTTGATGGATTTGAAATAAACATGTGCCAATCTTCATATCCATCATAACAAATAACATTGTCATCGCCCGGCATTACGCTGTCGTATTTTTTTAATGAAACAACGTCCATGTCAGACAAGACTATAACATCATTGTCATCATAGGTTTTTATTAAAGGTTTCAGAGCAGCAAAAACATTTATAACTACACAATTATCGTTTTCACTTTTTACATATTTCCAAATAGAAGGCGACATGTAATAAGGTATACCTAATAAGTTCCAATTTATATCATTGTAGCTTTTATCTGCAAAAGTGTTTTTCTTTACAACTGCTAGAATACTGTTTTGATATGCTTGGTCTCCGTAGATTTGTTTTTGACTAAACGCCCAAAAATTGGCCATCCATCTGTATCTATCATCTACTATTGCTGTGGGTATAAATCTTAACATAATTAAAAATTAATTCCTTGTTGTGCTGGTTCTGGGTATTGGTGTTTTAAATCTATGTCATTTTGAATTAGATTTTTATCAAAATCTTTAAGTGCAAAAGGAAAAGTGATTTGACATTGTAAATGTTTATGTATTGTTAAAGAATTATTTAGAGTTTTAATTATTAAGTCAAAGTCTTTATGTTTAGTATCATATAAAATTAAACCCGTTAAAAACATATCTATTTTGTTTCCTTCATATTGTTTTACTGTATTTAATATTTTACTCATATCAACTGAATACCTTTCAAAAGACATCGAATTATAAAATTCTTTATAAACATCAGCATTATTTTTAAAAGCCAATAGAGGATATCCTTTTATTAATTCAATTAATTGATTTACATGCTCTTTCATAATCATCCACTTATGGTCTATATATAATATGTATTCAGCTTCAGGTTTTAAATATTTTAAAGTTTTTACAAATTTTGATTGTTTACTTCCCTGAATTAAAGACTTAGATTCATTTTGATTTACAAAAAAAACTCGCCATCCTTGTTTAGTAATTTGTTTTGTTTGCTCATCATTTTTTTTCGTTGTTACAACGTAAGCGTTCTCGCAATCTGTATAATGTACTTTCTTAAAATTTCCAAACAATCCTGTAACAACAGCTACTTTTTTCATTAATATCCTTCTAATTGATAATGGACATAAAAGTTTCTAAAAAATTCACCAGCAAAAGGTTCTTTTCTACCGTGCTCGCAAATTGCTGATTCATATAAAATCATATCACCTGGCTTAGCATATACTTTATACCACTCCCCGTCATGACCTTTTATGTCTAAGGGCCAGTCATCTGCATATTTTTTGTTTTGACACCCACATGTTAAGTCTTTGTCTACTATTATTATAGAAGAAATATGATGAGTGTCTATTCTATCTGTATGTTCTTTAAGAGTAGCTCCTTTTTTATAAGACCTTATTCCATAAATATAATTAGGGATTAATTTATGATTACAAAACTCTTCATGAACAGGTTTTAGTTCTTGATGAATAATACTTTTTATTGTAGGTAACCAACCAAAATCCATAATAGTGCTTTCCCCCGGAATCCAGTTTTCTTTATCCTCAAAATTTTCTTCTATTTCTTTTTGTTTTAAAAGCTCATAGCTTTCCTTTATTAAAGACCAAGCTTTGTCAGGACACTTTATTAATTTAAAACCATTAGAAGTGAGCTTTGGTATTTTGGAAGTTTCTTCAAGAGAAATATTTTCATTTACTTTTATAATTTTACTTTCGTTAATTGGAGCTTCTTCTATTTTTTTATTTTTTTCATCTTCATAAAGCTTTGCATCTCCTGCCCCATCCCATTTTTTTTCTCTCCACCAGGAAGTCACTATGTATTTTTTACCTTCAGTAACCGGAACCCCTTCGTGTAGGGTTTCAGGTAAAACTTGATTGTCTTTCATATTAGTCCACCACAACGCTTTGCCAGTTACTGCACTTACTTTTTTATTAAGGTTAGGAAAATTTGTTTCACCTCCTTTATAATCATCGTTAAGATATATCATTAAAGTATGAGTTCTATTGCCAGATGCTTTACAATGCATGTCATACGCTGGCCCTGTAAAGAAATCGTTATGTGGTTTGAAATATTGACCAACCTCATATAACTGTCCTTGTAAAGCCTCACCATTTTCTAAAGGCAAATTTAAATGTTGACTTATTCTTTTATGAATACTTTTTACTATAAAATTTGAAGAGTCTAAATTGCTTGTTGAAGATGTTCTGTGGTCGGTTACATCTTGCCTATCAGTTCCTCCAACAACAACTGATGAACGTGTATGATTAGCATCAATAAGATTAATAATCTCCTTACATTCTTCAGGAGAAATAAAATTGAGTATTTCTTGCATTTGATTTGATTAAATTTATATAAAGGTATTAAAATTATTGTTGCTGACAAATTTCACAAGAACTGAATGATGAACCGCTCCAATACCTTGAGTAAGAGCCGTCAGCTACATATACTGGAGCACCATAAGCAGAGCTACAGCTTGAGTTAGTTCCGTAATAAACTGTAGCTTGACATAAAGAACTGTTGTTGAAGTAATGTGTTTCTCTTCTATCTGAATTACAAGCATTTTGTGCGCTGCTTATATCAACTCCTATATTATTAATTCCAAAACAAGTTGGTGATGGTGGAGGTGTAGGAGAAGGTGTTGGTGTACTTCCCTCACATAAAGAACATGAATTAAAATCATCATAATTTTGATAGTCAGGGCCACTATTTCCTCCAAGAGTTGAATATTCATAACAAACACCTGATATCTTTAATACATTAGGGAACGTAGTGCCAAATGCCCCACTCACATAAGCAACAACATCATTGCCATCACAAATTAAATATTGCGCATAAACTGTTGTTGGTTGTGGTGGTGGTGAAGGCACTGGTGCTGTAGGAGCAGGTTGAAAACCTCCACAACTAGATTGTATTGAAATATACGACACTTCCGAATCATAAAAGTTTGCATTGTTGTTTGTAATTACCCAATACTTAGTTCCATCAAATCCTGGATTACCACCTGATGCAAGACCTAGTAAAGTCATTGCTAATCCATTACCTAAAGTAGGTGCAGTTAAATTTGTTACCCTTACATTGTAAGTAGGACTTCCTTGATAACATTCTTGAATTTCTATATCTTGAAAACTGTTAGGGCTCGGCTGTGGACTTGGTGCGACAGGAGCAGGAACAGGAGGACATCCTGTGCTTGTACCTACTGGCTGTATATTTTGACATCCTAAACCTTGGTCAGATGTTTGCCCCACGTCTCCACTATATTTATAAAAAACAGGATTACTACCAGAAGTACCATCAACAAATCTTTGATTAGCCGCTGGTTGACT